TTAGTTTTAAGTATCAGTTATTTTTGAATGATATTTATTACTGGGGAACTACTGATTTGTTGAGTTATTCTATGGCTATGTCATATCTTGAGACCATGAATTTTCTTCTCAATACACATAAACAGATTAGATTTAATCAAAGACAAGACAGAATGTATTTGGATGTTGACTGGAGTAATTTAAGAGCTGGTCAATATTTGATCATTGATTGTTGGAGATCGATGGATCCAAGTGATTATTCAAGAGTTTGGAATGATTCTTTCTTGAAACCTTATTTGACCGCATTGATTAAAAGACAATGGGGTCAAAATTTAATCAAGTTCCAAGGTGTGAAACTTCCAGGTGGTATTGAGTTTAATGGAAGACAACTTTATGATGATGCTCAGTTGGAACTTGATAGAATTAAAGAAAAAATGAGTAATACTTATGAGTTACCACCCTTAGATATGATCGGATGATATGTTAAATCCATTTTTTCTCAACGGAAGTAAAACAGAACAAAGCCTCATACAGGATCTAGTCAACGAACAGTTGAAAATGTATGGTGTTGAGATTTTTTACCTTCCTCGTACTTATGTGACTAAAAATACTGTAATAAAAGAAGTCATTCAGTCACAGTTTAATGATGCATATCCAATTGAAGCTTATGTTGATAACTATGAAGGATATGGTGGTCAAGGAACTATTTTATCAAAATTTGGTATTCAGAATTTAGATGATCTGACATTAATTATTTCGAGAGAAAGATATGAAAATTATATTGCTCCATTAATTAGAGATCAACCTAATATCGAATTAACTGCGAGACCAAAAGAAGGTGATTTGATATATTTTCCTCTTGGTGATAGGATATTTGAAATCAAGTATGTAGAACACGAACAACCTTTTTACCAATTAAACAAAAATTATGTTTATCAATTGAGATGTGAACTCTTTAGATATGAAGATGAAGTTCTTGATACTGGTATTGATGAAATTGATGACGATATTTCACAGATTGGTTATATTCAAACTTTGACACTGATAGGATCTGGAGTTACAGCTTCTGCTACAGCTTCCTACTGTGCTTCTGGTGCAGTTAGAAAAATTTATATTAAAAACATGGGAGGTTCTTACACTTCTCAACCAACAATTGGTATTTCTTCAGCACCATCTGGAGGAATTACAGCTGTTGGAATAGCTTCTATTACGACCAACTATGTAAATTGTAATGGTCAAAATGGTGGCAAAATACAAGCTATCAACCTAATTAATGCTGGTTGTGGATATACTGTTGCTCCTTGGGTTACTATTCAAGGTGGTGGAGGAGTTGGTGCTGCTGCTACTGCTGGAATAACAACGGGATCTGTTGGAGTTGTAACAGTGACAAGTGGTGGTTCTGGATATACCTCTGCTCCAACTGTCACATTCAGTTCACCAGGTGGATCTGGAACTGCTGCTCAAGGTATATCAACAATTAGTTCTGCTGGTATTGTTACGGCAATTTATATTACTGATAGTGGAGTTGGTTATTCTACTGCTCCAACCATTACAATTTCCGGTCCAGTTGGATCTTCAAGTACAATCGGAATTGGTACATTTGCCTTTAACGAAATTGTTACAGGACAAACTTCTGGTGTCACGGCTAGAGTGAAGAAATGGACTACATCAACTAAGAAATTAGAAATTTCTATAGTTGACGGACAGTTTGTCAGTGGTGAATTGATTGTTGGACAAGATTCCAGTGCTACATATCTAATCGGAACTGTAGACACTGATGATCTGGTAACACCTTTTGCCGATAATGATACTATAGAAACAGAAGCTGATGCGATATTAGATTTCTCTGAAACTAATCCATTTGGAATGCCATAGATTAAAAGTTGTTAAATAGTAACAGACTAATACAGTAAGATAATGTTTGAGTATTTTTACAACGAGATTTTCAGATCCGTAATTATTGGATTTGGTACTTTGTTTAATGGTATTGAAGTCAAACATAAAAACTCTGACGATGATACGGTAAGTGTCATTAAAGTTCCTCTGGCTTATGGACCTACTCAGAAGTTTCTTGCAAGAATGGAACAAGAGGCTAATTTGAATAAGCCAACTCAAATGACTTTACCAAGAATGTCATTTGAATTTGTAAACTTGCAGTATGATCCAACTCGTAAGTCTACTCAAACTCAAACAATTATTAATCAAACACCTGACGGGGATAATATTAAGAGGAGTTATGTTCCCGTTCCTTACAATATGTCATTTACTTTGTCTATCATGACAAAATTGAATGATGATATGCTTCAAATTACTGAGCAGATTTTACCATACTTTCAACCGGCATATAATCTCTCAATCAATTTTCTTGGTGATTTAAAAGAAAAAAGAGATATTCCAATTCAATTGGATTCTATTGATATGACTGATGATTATGAGGGTAATTTTGATACTAGAAGGGCATTAATTTATACTTTAAACTTTACTGCAAAAACTTATCTGTTCGGTCCCATCAGTGATGTTACGGATCAGATCATCAAAAAGGTTACTGTTGGTTATGTGGCTGGAAGTGGTCCAAATGATCCAAACGCTACAAGAGATCTTACTTATCAGGTTACACCAAGAGCTACAAAAGATTACAATGGAAGTGTTGTAACACTCTTGTCACAAAACTTAAATGTTATCGATACTGTCTTTGAGGTTGAAGATTCGAGTTCTGTTACAGCAAACACTTACATTTACATTGGTGAAGAGGAAATGTATGTGGAGTCAATTACTGGTAATAAACTTGTAGTTAAGAGAGCTCAAGATAATACAACATTGCAGAATCATGTTCTTGGATCTAAGATTTATAGTATTACTTCTGAAGATAATGACCTAATTCAATTCGGAGATGATTTTGGATTTAATGGTGATATTTTTTGATAGGAGATGAGTTATGAAAGATAAGTTTGAAAAATTAGATGAAACATTTGATGTTGATGTTACTCCTATTGTACCCGAAAAGAAAAGGATTGAGAGTGAAATAGAAAATATTTCTTCTTCTGTTGAAGATATTCGAAAAGATTATGAATATACTAGGGGTAATCTATATTCTCTGATTGAGAAAGGTCAAGAGGCTATTAATGGAATACTTGAGTTAGCACAGGAGAGTGAAATGCCTCGTGCTTATGAAGTTGCCGGTCAGTTAATTAAAAGTGTTTCAGATGCTACTGATAAACTGATGGATTTACAGAAAAAACTTAAAGATGTCAATAAGGAAGAAGAGACAAAAGGTCCAACTAACGTTACAAATGCTCTCTTTGTTGGATCAACTGCAGAACTTCAAAAACTTTTAAAAAAGAATATAGATATAGAAAACTGATAAATACATAGAGTAGGATTGGTGGGTTATGTCGGCAGTACCAACGGTAAATATATCGATTGATAGTGGTACTAACTTTACTGCCACATATACGATTTCGAATTCAGATGGTAGTGTTTTGGATTTGAGTGGATATACCGCAACATCAAAGATTAGAAAATATCCAACTTCAACGACTTCTAGTAGTTTTTCTGTAGGTATAGCTTCAACTACAGGAAAGATTACAATTTCTATGGGAAGTACTTCAACAACTGATTTGACTGAAGGTAGAAATTATTATGACATTACAATTACATCTCCTTCTAGCACTATTTCAAAAGTTATTCAGGGGATGGCTATAGTAAATCCAACTGTCTCTGAATAATAATGTCAGAATATAACGTAAATTATAACGGCGGAGAAACCTATAGAGTTTCTGCTAAGGAAAATACAAATTACGATATTTCTGTTTCATCGGCTGGTGTTCAGGGTATTCAAGGAATCCAAGGAATTCAAGGTATCCAAGGTGACTTTGGACTTCAGGGTACTGATGGTGCCTTTGTTGCTCAGGGAATTCAGGGTATCCAGGGTATTCAAGGAACTCAAGGAATCCAAGGTATTCAAGGTATCCAAGGTACTCAGGGAATACAGGGTACTCAAGCTTCTCAAGGAACTCAAGGTATTCAGGGTATTAGTGTTCAAGGAACTCAGGGTATCAGTGTTCAAGGAACTCAAGGAATACAAGG